AGAAACACAAAATCCAGCAATTTCAATGCCCAAACACAACAAATGTAGGAATAATCAAGAAGTAACCTACACTTAAGCGCGTTTTATTGCACCGCTTTGCTTATTCATTTTGTCTTGACATAGATGTCGCCATTGCTCCCAAGCGAGGCGCTGGGTTTCCCCGTTCCGGAGTAGACCTTGGCCCCTTCCTCCATCGTCCCGGTCACGTTAAAGATGTTGACGCCCTTCTTGATGTTCGCGGGGATCAGGTCGGGGTCTCCCTTGATGGTCTGCGTCCCGGCCAAATATCTTCCGCTGGGGATCGTCCTGTCGGCCGTACCCGGCGTGATGGTCTGCGCCGCCTGGTCCGGAATGGTTCCGGTAATCTGTGCGCCACTTCTGTCGTGGGCAGTATAGCCCTTCCTCATTGCTGCGGCGGTAACAGTATCATTTGTCAGGTCGATCAAAGTCCTTCCGGAATAGACAACTTTGTTGACACTTGGCATTCAGCTTAACCTCCGATCGTGACCGTAGTACCTCCAGCCGGGTTGTCCGCCTCGGAATAGGGGATAGCCGCCACCGTGACCTGCGACAGGCAGTTGTACGCCTCGTCAGGCGTGATTACCTGTTGCGAAGTGGTCGGGGTGACGCTCTTGGTCTGAGGCTTCATATTCTCGGAGCCCGACATCGTACCAAGGACGCCCAGGATGGTGATGCCCTCCCGGATGTTGTTGGCGATAAGCTTCGCCGCCTCTGCGGAGGCGATACGGGCCTTTCCTCCGCCGTCGTGGTAGCCCTGTGGGATGGACACCTCCTGGTCAGCGGTGGTGATGTCCAGATTGGTGCTGCCCTTGTTGGGCATGGTGCCCGTCAGCTTCTGGCCCCGTGCGTAGGCGGTCTTGCCCGCCAGGATCTCCGCCACCGCGGCGGTGGCATCCGTGGAGTCCACATCAAAGGGGCAGGAGCCCGTGATGGGTGCACCGCTCTTGTCGTGGGCCGTGATGCCGGTCAGAAGTTTGTCGGCAGAAATGGTATCTCCGGTCAGGTCGATCAGGGTCCGTCCGCCATAGATGACTTTATTGACATATTTTGTTCCAGGCATAATGCTACATCTCCTCTGCAATATAAACGGTCCAGCCGTTTTCTTTGTTGGATGTTTCAAAGTAGGGGATCGCTTTCACGACGAGGTCTTTCGCTAGGACCTTCCCCGCAACGTCCAAGGTTTGCGGTTCGGTCTTGGGCGTTACCTCGTAGTCCCCGGTGTAAGGCGGATAGGAATGGGACGACGCGGCGGAGAGTTTTCCTGTGAGCAGAACGCCGGACGCGCTCAGCGCCCCTGATAGTGTACCCGGCATCTCAGTCCACCTCTTCCGTCAAACGCAGCCGCCCCTTGGTGATAAAAGTGTCCACCTTCCCGTCGGCGTAAGTGATCTGGATGTCATACACATACTTACCGAAGGGTAGGGTCTTGGTGTCCTCGGGTTCCAGGACCAGCAGCATGGTGTCCGACGGAATGTCCTTCACCACCAGCGGCTTTTCGTCCATATAGTCGGCTTTCAGCGCAAACCGGATGGCATCTCCCACTGCCGGGGCATAGGCCGCTCCCCCTTCATCATCCGGGAGTCTCGCTTCCACCTTTGCCTCAAATGTATCTCCTCTGGTGAGGTAGATAGTTGTCCCGTCGATCCGGTAACTCATAACCCACCTCCGTTTCCTTGTTCAATAAAATAGAGAGGGGGGGGGGTATCGCGTCCCCGCCCCTCTCCGTGCGGAAAAGCACTGTCCGGCTCCTCCATTTTGAATTGCTCCGGCGGGTTCAGCCGTCCTCCTCCCGATAATCATTCGGACGGATGGGGAGCTTTTCCACTTCTTTCATATTCCGCTCTGCCGAGCCGTTCCCGCCATTTTTCTTGTAGGGGTCATATAAGTAGGTACGAAGATTTTCGTACTCGTCCTGCGTGATCCAGCCCCGTTCGATGTAGCATCTGCAAAGATACATGATGCGATCGTGGGCCATTCCAATCAGCAGTTCAGTCTTTGCGTCCTTTTTATCGGCTCGCTTCTGCATGAAGGTCCAAAAGCCGGAAGAGGCAATGACAGCCAAAAGGACGGAGACCAGCGTCTGGACAATGGGGTCCATGCCCGTACCTCCTGAGTTGTTAGTCTGTCAGATGGCGGGGCTGTTTTGGCTCCCCGCCTGATTCTGCGTATGGAAATTTGCCGCCTTTGCGGCTTCAAAAGTGACGCCGCCCGCTTTGTGGTCGCTCTTTGCCATGCTGAGGTAGCAGGAGCAGACCACGCCGTGCGCAGTCCAGGGCAAGCCCACCATGGCTGAAAGCCAGGGAAGAGAGCCGGTGTATCCCTTGTAGATGCAGTAGGCGGCCAGCAACAACCCGCCTACCGTTACCACCCAAAGCAGAGCCCGGATGTCGGACACCAGCCGTTTGGAATAATCCGGCTTCTTCCGTTTGGTTATCTGGATTGTCATGCCATGCCCATCATCTGGGCGAAACGGAACAGGACGGTGATAAGCTGCTCTCTCGTGGGAACATCTTCCCACATATAGTTCGGCTGACCATCCACTGTCGTTCCGTTTCCGGCAATCAGGCCGTTCTCCACAGCCCACTGCCGTGCCTGTTCACTGTATGCGCTGCTGTCGTTGTCCTGAAGCTCCTTGCGCATCTGATGCCAGAGTTCCTTGAATTGAACGAGATCCACTTCTTCGTCCTCCTTGTTCTCCAAAATCGCCTGCACTTCCGCCCGCAGGGCGTCCATGCTCTTACCATGCTTGGGAAGCCACTGCCCCATGTCGCTGTGGTTGGAGCCGTAGCCCTCCCGGTAGGACTCCGCGTGGTCGCTGATACCCGACACCGGATACCCCAGCTTCACCACGCAGTACACATTCCAGGCCACCAGCATCTTCCACATCCGGTCGAAGTACGCCTGGTTTTTCGCCGTATCATAGGCCACCATAGTGCCTCCGGCGTAGGTGTGTCCGGCGGGCTCGCAGACCTCCCACTGAATCTTGGTGTTGTTCCAGGAGCCCTTCTTGCCGGAGCCGCACCCCCAGGGCCGTGCCTTCAGATCCAGCGTCACCAGGATGCGGCCTTCTCCCAGATGGAAGTCGCCGAGGATGGCATTCACGCCCCATTGGGCGCTGGGCTTGTTCATGGAGTTGAAGAACACATTCGCCTTGGGCTGGGCGCAGCCCACCGAGTGGTTGACGCAGCCCTGATGCTTGGAGATGACCCGCCCAGAGCGGTAAGCTCCATTTTGAGTTGCGTAGCGCACCTCCATGTGGCTCTCCACATAGGCAACGCATTCTTGGATTGTCATAGGTTACGCCTCCTCAATGTACTCCCGTCCCCAGTAGGGCTCGCCCTCGTCCGGGGTTTTCTCCACAGCATACCAGGCCTTTCCGCCGTCTTTTCGGAACGCCGGATCGAGGGTCTTGGTGCAGAAGCCAAAGCCGCCCTCATCCTCCGGCAGTTCAAGCCGGCACATGGTCTTCGGGCACTGGGTATTCTTGGCCGGGTCGCACTCATAGAAGACCACCCGCTCATGGGTGTCCTCATAGACCAGATACCCGTTCTCCGGGATGATGTTCCTCATTTCTTTTCACCCCAGTTCATAATTTCCCGCAGCTTATCAAAACCGAACATTGCCGCATAGGCCACCATGAAACCAGCCACCACCAGCGCCGCGATCATATACCAGACGATGGCGATGCCTTTGATTTGGAAATAAGCGATACCCGCGCCGATGGTCAGCACTTCGCCCACGATCAGCGCCAGAATGTTGGTGGGGAGCTTGTCCCAGGTGGCCTTCTTCGCCACCTCCACGATCACATTGGTCAAAGCGACCAGCACGCCGATGATGGCGATAATAACAGACAGTTCCATAAAAACGCTCCTTTCTCCGCTAAAAATTGTAACGCGGCCGCTCCCCGCCCTCTACGGCGTAGCGCAGCCAGTCCAGGATCACGATGCTGGGTATGGAGCCAAAGCACCACAGCAGCCAAAATTGCGGGCAGACCTGCCCCAGAAAATTTCCCCACAGCCCGGAGTAGTCCCAGACGCCCAGCCCCAGCCAGACATTCAGCACCAGCCCGGCGGTCAGCTCCGCCGCCGTGATGGCCGTTCCGCAGACAAGCCCCTGTACCCACAGCGGGGTTTCCCACTTCATTTCCGCCCCGCACCGCTCCAGCGGAATGGCCAGAATGATGGCCAGCAGGAACATCGTCCAGCTGATGGCGTCGGGCCGTCCCCGCAGCGTCTTCCATAAGACCTCGATAAAAAAGTACACTCCCCCGGCCCAAAACCAGAGGAGCATACTCAATATCGCTTTGCGCGCCCGCTTAGACATTGGACACCGCCGCCAGAATGGCGCTCATGTTCTCCGCCAGGTCTGCGGGCAGTTCAGAGCCGTAGACGATGGCCTGCACTTCCGCCGCCGTCTCGCACCGCTTCACCCATGCCGCCAGATGGTTGTAGTAGGTGGTGTGGTACAGCTTGTGCGCCGTGGCCGCCGTGCCCATCGCCAGAATATCCGCCGCCGGGTACATGGCGCACAGCTCCCCGTCCAGGTGGTAGGGGTACTGGGCCGCCCCCGCTTCCACGGTGCCGACAGCATTGGTGAGGTTGATCTGATCCTCATTGGTCAGGGCGATATGCCCGGTGGAACCGCTCGGCAGCGTCACATCGCATCCCGCCACAATGGCGGCGTTGCAGGCCTGGGATAGCTCCTCCAGCTTGTTCGCCGCCACAGGGGCCAGGTCAGGGCCGGTTTCCGTCCCCTGCACCATGTCGGTGATCGCGCCCGTGTCGTCCACCGTCAGGTCTACGAACGGCCGATAGGCCGCCCACACGCTCTGAAACTGGGCGGGCACCTCCGCCCATCCCGGCAGGTCATAGTCCGCGCCTTCCAGATAGGCGTGCGCCCCGTTCCATTCCGGCTCAATTTTAATGACGGTTCTCTCCATTTTGATTTCCTCCTCTTAGCACATCCGGCGCCACACGCCGTTGACCTTCTGATACTGCTCGCCGGCAATGACCGCGTCCTCAATGGTGTAGCACCCGGAGGAATCGGGGCTGTCAGAAACCAAGATTTCAGAGGAAAGAGCCAAAGCGGGACGAGCGCAGTTGTTCGCATAATACGCGCCGTCGTAGTTGACGCTCCCATCAGTGCTCACGTAATACGCGCTGCGGTAGTTGCTGGAGCGCGAGGAGCGCAGCCACCAGATCACAGCCTTGGTGGTCTCGTCATGATAGGCGATGCGGTTGGCGTTGGAGCTGAAGTAGGAGAACTTCTTGCCCTCCGTACCCGCGCCCGACAGTCCCACCTCGGTACAGGACAGGGAAAAGCCCCGGCGGTAAAGGGTCTGTACAGTAGAGTCCCACTCGCCGTACACATGGCCCCGGATAGTGGGGATGGGCACGGGGATAAGGCACGCTTGGATTACCGGGTCCAGCCGGCCGACAAATTCCACATTGCAGAAATCATCCAAACTGCACCCGTTATAGACATTGTAGCTGCTGCCATCGCTAGGTGCGAAGGCCCGGAAGCCTGCCGAGTCTTTACGCAGTAGGGTCACCTCACCTTTTCCATAATGGTTATGCTGGAGGAAGATGAACTTTTTTGCAGCGCCGTTTTCGTTGAGCTTCACCAGGTTTCCGGCCGCTAGTGTGCTGATTTTCTTGCTCACTTGCGTTTCTCCTTTCGTTGTTTATTGGAACATCTCCATGCGCTTCGTAAATGGCGTCAACTCGCCTGCGGAGCTCCCGAATCAGTTCCTTGGTATTGCCGTGTTTGTAATGGGCGCAGGCCGACTGGAAGCTCTGCTCGATTTCTTCCCGAGTAATGAGCCCAGCCGCATAGTCCTTCTCCCATTTACCGATTCTTCGTTTCATCTTTTTCTTCGATGAAGTTCTTAGCTTTCGGATCACTTTTCCAGTTCTGGTGAGATAGACCCGGAATCCACAGAAGTCGATGCCATGCCGAAGGGGATAGATCTCCGTCTTCTCATTCAGCTCATAGCCCAGCTCTGCGAACTTTGCGATGGATTTTGCCAGGACTTCCTTCGCCCTCTCCTTGCTGTCCACGATGGCGTACCAGTCATCCATGAACATGCCAGAGAGGGAACAGCCGAGATCTTGATTGAGATAGTGAAGAAATTTGGACAGATAGTAAACCGCACAGATATGACTGGTCTGATGCCCCAGGGCAAGTCCTTTCACTTGGTCGATGTAAAGCCCCAGCAGGCAGCGAAACCGCTCGTCTGAGAGTCTTGGATAGACTGCCGCTTTCAGCTTGTCGTGGTCGGTGGATGGAAAGCACTTCCGCACATCACCCTTGATGACCCAGCCGTCCGAGTAGTCCCATTCCTCCATGGGGCGGTAGGGCAGCCCCTGTTCTTTGCGCCGCTTCTCGTCCTCTGCCTTTTTTCGCAGAAAATAAGTTCGCATCTGCCGCTCCAGCATGTCCAGGCCGTAGTGCTGACCCTTTCCCGTCTGCGCCGCGAAGGCGTTGAACGGGATGGAGGGCGCCAGCGCCGGGTAGACGATGTTGTCGGTAAGGTTTCTCTGCACAATTTTATCCCGGAAGGATGGCGCATTGATTTCCCTGGGTTTTGGTTCAAAGATCATGAATGCGTCCAGTTCCGCCGGCGTATAACTGCCGCTGAGTATCCAGTCGCCAAGTTTGATCAGGTTTTCCGTTTCGTGCAGCTCGAAGATGGCCTCCGGCTTCTTTCCGCGTTTGCCTCTCCGGGTTTTGCGGTAGGCTCCGTCCATAACCGGAACGCTTCCAAATTCCTCAAATGTCATATCAAGCAATAGCCGCTGATAGCGCAGCTTCCTTTCCAGGCCGAGGCGCGTCGGCTTTTTCATGGTTTTTTGCCCTTGCGGGCCGGGGTCCGACCTCCTTTGGCTTAACCTTTTGCGTTCACCCTTGAACAAGGGTTACTGGATCTCGGCATACTTGCAAGCCAGAGCGGGACGAGCGCAGTTGTTCGCATTATACGCGTTGTTGTTGTTGACGCTCCCATCAGTGTTCACGTTATACGCGTTGTTGTTGTTGCTGGAGTTCGAGGAGCGCAGCCACCAGTTCACTGCACGATGCAGGTCGGCCCCATGGGAAATATCAAAGTTATGTAGAGCGGCGTTCCCGCTCATGGTCGCGCCATGCGGCGCAGATATAACGGACATCCATACTCTTCCGAGTCCAGACCTCCGCCTTATGGGCGTTGACGCCGGGATAGGCGGGGGACGCCTTCAGGGCGTTCACCAGCCCTTCAAAGGTCAAACAAAGGGCAATAACCTCGTCCTGCAAGCTCTGCCGCACGGCAAAATCCCGTTCCCGGTTCTTTTCATTGGCCAGTTGGGTTTTGGAGTAAATATCCAGCGCAAGGCTTTCCAGGCGTTGCCCGATGATGCGGAATCTTCGCCGTGGGATGATTTTGTCATTGCCCACGGCTTCTGAGGTGTAGACATACAGGTCCTTCGCCTTGTTCAATAGGACAAAGTCGCTGTCATCTTGTCTTGACATAGGTGTCACCGTCCTCGCCCAGACCGCTGGCTGGCGCGTTGGCCCCGGTATAGGTTTTGTGCGCGCCCTCCTTCAGTTCATTGATCTGATTCTGAAGATTGGTCGCGACATCGCCTTCCATTTGCGTTTGCAGGTCGTCAAACCACGCCTCGAAGTCCTCTTGCCAGCCTTGAAACAGCACCTCGATGCTGGCTGTGGATAGAATGCCGGAGACAAAGGGACAGGCGCTGGTGCCCACTGTGATCTCGATGTCAGTGGCGTAGACGGCGGTTGCCCCGCCCGCCACCTTTACATAGGCCAAGGGATGCTGGTGCAGCGTCTCTGTGTTAGTCAGCGTGGGCTTGGCTGGACTTACGGCCGCCGTCCCAGTCACAATCTTGATGGCGTTGGTGCGGTCGGCGCTGTTGACCTCCAGCACCACGGCGTCATATCGGGTCAGAGTCACATCCGCCGGAGAGAGACTCAACGGCATGGAAGCGTCGTTCTGGTTCCAAGTATGATCGAACCAAGCCAAACCCGGCTTCACAATAACCTGCAAGCCCTCTCCGGCCACCGTGCCGTAAATGCCATCCACATGACTGAAAACGCCGTCGTTCAGCAGCGTGTCGAAAATCCTTGAGATCTGCTCCGCGTTGTATTTCCGGTCATGGTCCAAAGCGTTGTAAAACCCATAGGTGAATGCCACGAGTGGTCCTCCTTTCTTAGTCAGTTTCAATGGAAGTGAAAGTCGGGTGGATTGACTCGCCATTCACATCCTGGGATTGGATCAGTTCGGAGACTCTTGATTTGGCCTCCATCCCGTATTCGTTCACCACCTGCACCAGATCGCCGATGGTAAAGTCCTTACCATAGACAAATTGCCGGGTAGCATCGATTTCTCCTTCAAAGGCTTTGGTAACCTTGGTTTCCGCCATAGCCTCCTTGCCCTTTGCCTGGAGCTGGGTGATGTATTCCGCGTTGGCCGCCGCCTCTTGGCTGGCAATCTCCTCCTCCGTCATGCCTTCTTCTGATGTGACGGTTTCCTTGGATACGCCCGCGGCGTCAACAAAAAGTTCTCTCCGGTCCAGCCCGGTTCCGCCGCCGTCATCGTCCGTCACCTCTGTAATGGTCCGCTCCGAGCCTTCTCCGCTGCCTCCTACAAAGGCTGCCGTCTTCAGCGACTTTTTGGTTTCCAGATAGTTGCTGGACAGCATGTTCTCAAAGCTGGGAGAGAATACCACGGGCGGAAGCGTCGTCTGGTCATAGGAGCGGTCCTTTCCCGCGTAAAGTTCAAAGACGAACCCGCCGTCCCCATAGGGCAAGACCCGCCACCCGATGTCCTTCTCTTCACACAGAGTGTTGATGGCCTCATACAGCGTTTCACCCAGAAATTGGGTGTCCAGAGTCAGTCCGGTGATAGCCGGGTCTGTGGAAGCCCGAAAAATCAGCCCCGGTATCTTCCGCTTGGGGTTGCTGGGGCTGATAGCGTTCTCGTTGAGCAGCTTTTGTACGCCATTTTGAAAGTTGCCGCTCAACACGGTATACGCCGCTACCACCCGCCGCTCCAGAATGGACTCCAACGACCGACCCGTCACCGTCAGATGGTTCCCCTCTTCGGCATTGGTATCGGTCTGAAGTTCCTCAATAATCATCATCCGGTCTGAGGATTGGATTTGGAGATAGTGGTCCTGCTTGAGAAAGCTCAGCGCCGCAGTCTCCACCGGCATATAGATTTCAAAGTCCCCATACCCGCGGAACCGATCCGTCCAGATAAAGGACTCAAATTTGTCCAGCACCGCCGTGGTGGCGTAGCTTTTGTCTAAAATCAGCGCCTCCACATCACACACCTCCATAAGCGTTCCGGTAGTTGAAGGTCACCACAAGGTTCTTCTCTCCGGTTTCCGCCGTAAAGCTGAACTCGTTCCGGCCGTTGCTCAGCTGGAACCAGTCCGCGTCCTTGTTCAGCGCGGCGATGATGTTGGTGTAGGCGCCGTTGCGCAGCAGCCGCATGGACTTTTCGCCCTTGACCGTGGAGATGATAATGTCGTCCCCCTGCATCAAGGCCTTCCCGGCGATGGTCGCCACCTTGTCCGTGTCGATCTCCATAGCCTCCCGTGTCACCGTGTTGTAGAGGGTGATCCCGGTGGCCGCGCCGTTGAAGTGGATGTTGATGACGACGCCGGTGTCGGCGTCTCCTTCATAATTCAGTTCCGCCCGGGTGTCCAGCCGGATCTCGCCGAATTCCAGTAGGTTTTCCGTCAGGGAATTGTTCTCAAACGGGAACTCAAACGCCGGCTGGACGCCCACAAAGGCCATCTCATTGGTGGCCGCCTCGTAGAAATGCGGGTCCGGGCAGATAATCGAGATTTGGGTGGACTCCTGCTGAGAGAAGATGTTCGGCTCGTTGGACTCCACATAGCCCGTGGTCTCCACCAGCCGGTTGTCCGTTTCCACCAGCAGGGTCACCGCTTTCTTGATAGGGAAAAATGAATAGGTTTTCTGCCGCACCGTTTCGATGCTTGGAATGGGCAGCAGAATCAGAGTGAGTACGATGTTGCGTTCCGTGGCCCGGGCCGAGGCAAAGATGGAGCCGTCCATGGTGGCAAGCTCCGTTGAGTTGATGTTTGCCTTGCTCGGCCCAAGGCCGGAAATTTCCTGAATGATGAGCCCTGATGACTCAGGGTCCCGCAGGACGAGTTTCAGGGACTCCCCCTTGGGGTTTGTCACCGTGACGGACTGAATCATCAGGGTCAGCCTCCTTTCAGTTGAGAGAATAGGTTCTTGGTATTGCGATAGATGGTGGTGCGGTCCAGCGACTTGGGGGAGTAGTTGTTCTGGGTGAAGTTCTGAACCGTGGTTCCGCTGGAACTGCTCTCCTTGGAGCTTCCCGTGGATACCGCCTTGCGTGCGGCGGATGCCGCTACCCCGGCTGCCTTGGCCAAGGTTCCCATGGGGGACAGGCTCAGCGCCGCAGTCGTTGCAATGGCGGCCCCGGTCTTGGCCTGGGACACCATGTCGTCCATGTTCATCACCCTTCGGACAGAGCCGCCGGAGCTTGCCGCGCTGGCTCCGCCTCCCACCGAGATGGAAACGCCTCCGCCGGTGCCTCCCCCGATGGCGCTCATAGCCGCCGAGTACGCCGCCATCGCCATGGCCGCCGCTTCCTGCGCCGCCCGCTCCACATTGGAACGGATGCCCTCGATGAAACCGTCCACCAGAACGGATGCGGCGTTGACCCAGAGCTGCTTCTGCCCGATGATGCTGTTGGCGCCCGCGGACACCAGAGTTACCGCCGCGCTGGTCACCTTTCCCTGATTGGCGAGGATGCCGTTGGCAAATCCCACCACCAGCGCGTTTCCGATTTCGCCCCAGCCGTCCGACTGGTTGCGGAGGGCTTCGCTGTATTGGAGGACGAGGACCGACGCATTGGTCTCCGATGCGGTCATAATTCCATTGATAGCGGCCTGATAGGCGCTCTCGGCCAGACTGGCTGCGGCTTGGGCCGCCCGCTCCACATTGCTCTGGATGCCGGCGACAAAACTGTCCACCAGCACGCCTCCAGCTTGGTTCCATGTCTGGGACTGGCTGGTGATGCTGTCGGCGCAGGCGGTCACCATAGAGGTGACCCCGGCCTGTACGGCCTGTGGTGCTCCATTTTGAAGTCCGGTGCCGATGCCGGCGGCCATACTGGTTCCGATTTCGGTGGACTGGGTCACCAGCGTGCGGAAGGTTCCCTCGGCGCTGGTCTGATAGGCTACCTGCACATTGCTCATAGCGTCCGCCACGACCTTCTGCACATCCACGCTCATGTTCTGCGTCATGGCGTTGGGGTCGTATCCGGTGCCGCTTTGGGCAGCGGCTTTGATCTCCTCCAGACTGAACCCGAAGTTCAGCAGGGTCTCTTGGTTCTCGTTCAGATAGTCCGCGTATTTCTGGAAGGCCTCCCGGTTTCGCTGGGTCGCTTCCGACTGGGCCGTGTTCAGTTCCTCCGCCAATTCGGCCAGTTCGATCTGCTCCTGCAACAGCTTGTTGTAAGCCTCTTGGGTATCCTCGCTTGCCGCTCCAAGCTGATCCAGCGTCGTCTGATATTCTGCCTGTGCATATGACACCTTCTGGCTCTGAAGCTGAAGCTTGTTGGCCAGAACGGACATCTCCATAGCTTCCTTTTCCGAGGCCGTGGCCGTCGCGCCATACAGCTTCTCCCACAGCTGATACTCCAGGTCTGCGGTGGACGCGTCCAAATCGAATTTGTCCAGCTCCGTCTTAAAGGCGTTTACGATGTTCTGCGCCTTCTTGGCGGCGGCCTCTTCCGCGCTCATGTCATTGGTGATGCCCTCGGCGATGCCCATGACGATATAGCGCCCCACCTCGTCCCGCATGACCCCGGAAGGCGAGTGGATATCCAGCTTGTCTTTGAATGCTTGGACCACGATGGCCGCCATGGAGACCGCGGCATTTGTCGCGGTATAGGCGTTTTCCTTGATACCGTTGGCCAGCCCAACATCCACATACATGCCCAGCAGTTTGAATTCCCCAGAGGGGGAGTTGATGTCCAGCCGGGTCTTTGCCGCGGCCAAAGCCGCATCCGCCAATTCTGCGGCGGCGCTTACTGCCGTTTGAATGTTGGCACGGATACCGTCCGCGAAGCCCTGGGTCACATTTCCGCCGGCCGCGACAAACTGCCCCCGCCGGCTGTTGATTACGGCCAATGTCTGAATAAGAAGGGTGTTGACCGTCACTTTTACCGTTTCTCCACGGCTCTGGATCGTGGTCACAACCCCTTGAATCATGGATACGGCCGCTTGGTTCATGTTCGGGGTCTTCATACGGACCGCATTGACCAGCCCGTCCGACAAAGTTCCCATAGCAGACACGGTCACCGGCATACGGATCTGAATGGCCGAAGCCATTGAGTCCAGCATACTGGAAACCGCGTTGTTGACTTGCGCACTGGAGTTGGCAAACGCCTTGGTAAAGCTGTCCAGACCGGCCAGCGCCATGGCGTTCAGCGCGCTGCTGAAATTATAAAAGCCGCTGGCGTCCAGACTTTGTGTGCCCTCGGCAAGCTCCACCAGCCGCCAGACCTGATCGATGACTCCGGACAGCTTTGCCGGGTCCGCTCCGGCGATCTGGGAATAGTAGTACCCCATATCCTCGCCGAAGGCCGCAATGTCATCGCCAAAGTCCGCCAAAGTCTGCTCTCCGCCAAACCATTTGTCAAACAGGGAAATATCAGGCAGGCCGGAGGCCAGACTGGAAAGCGCGGACGCTGCGTTGGCCGAGGCCGTCACCGCATCCGGCTCCACATTGCGGATGGCAGCGGCATAAGCCGCCAGATCAAAGCCGAATAGCACCAAATCATCGCCAAAGTCCGCGATATTGTTGTCCCCTGTGAAGAAAGCCACAAGGCCTCCGCAGTTTGGGATGGTGTCTGCCAGCGCCACCAGCGCCTGCCCCGCTGCGGCCGAATTGACGACCGCTTCCGTGTCCAGACCTGCCACAGCCAGTGAATATGCTTTGATAGATGTACCGAAGGAGACAAGCTGTGTACCAAAGGTGTCCAGATTGTTTTCTCCGGTAAAGAAGGCTACTGCGCCCCCGCTGTTGGGGAGCGTCTTCGCCAGTTCCGCCATGGCCTGTCCGGCGGTGGCGGAGTTCTGTACCGCCTCCACATCCAAACCTGCCACCTCATTGGAGAACGCTTTGATAGCCCGTCCGAAGGGGATAAGCTGTTCGCCGAAGGCGTCCATGTCATTCTCTCCGGCAAAGAAGCCGGCAACGCCTCCGCTGTTGGGTAAGGTAGCGGCCATCTCGGCCATAGCCTTTCCCGCGGTGGCGGCGTTGGTGACTACTTCGGCATCCAGCCCTTGGACTGTCCCCGCGAAGGCCATCATGGCCCCGCCGAAGGATACCAGCTGTTCGCCGAAGGCATCCATATCATTTTCGCCAGTGAAGAAGCCTACCACACCCCCGCTATTGGGCAGGGTGGCGGCCATCTCGGCCAGCGTCTTTCCGGCGATTGCCGCGTTGGATACGAGGTTGCCGTCCATCCCAGCGATAGACTGGGAAAACGCCAGCATGGACTCCCCGAAGGGAACCAAGTCCTCTCCAAAGGAGGCCAGCGAAGAGCCGCCGGTCAGCCAGGAGGTCAGCGCGTCCAAAATATCAGCCGCAGTGAGCAGCAGGACTGCTTCTGTCAGGGCTTTCACTCCATCCATCATAGCGGGCGAGATCTTGCTTGCCCCTTCTACAAAAGGCTGCACATTGGTCATAAAGTCGCTCAAGTCCGACCCGATTTCCGGGAACTGACCTGTAACGCCGCTCACAAGGCCGCCGATGATACCGCCCACAAAGCCTCCAATGGCGTTGCCGATGCTTTCCAGCAGCGTCCCGCCCTCATTGATCAGCCAGTTCAGGCCGGGGATCTGTGCCAAGGCGCCTATTGCGGCCAGTACCAATGCCAGTTCCGCAATCACTGCGCCCATGCCTACGATGCCCACCATAGCGCCGGGGACTAACCCGGCAACCGCGCTCAATGCCGTCATCATAGCGGCTAAAAGGCCTACACCCACGATGCCTTTGAGCAGCACATCGGTGTCCATTCCGGACAAAGCGTCTACAATGCCGGAGAAGAACGCCATCAGCACATCCACCGCCGCCTGAATCAGCGCCGGCAGGTTTTGTGCGACGCCCTCCAGCACCGCAATCAGAAATTGGAAAATAGAATCTACAATGCTTGGGGTGTGGTTTACAAGTGCCGCCAGTACGCCGTCAATCAGGGTCAAAGCCCCTTCTGCCAGCGCGGGAACGCACTCCACCAGTACATCGATCAGTGTAAGCACCACGGCTTTAAGGGCCTCTCCGATGGCTGGTGCGCCTTGGGCGATCACCTCGCAGAACGCGATGATAGCCTCGCCAACCTGTGTCAATATAGCCGGGATAAGGGCTGCCACACCGCTGATAATCGCTGTAACGCCGGCGACAATAGCAGTAGCGCCTCCGGCCAAAGCCAGCGCCAGCGCTGTAATGCCGGTCGCTAAAAGGGCAACGCCGGCTCCGGTTGCCGCCACGCCAACACCGATCAGCGCAAGAGCCGCGCCCAGTGCGAGAATGGTCGGCGTAAGCGGGGCCAACAGAGCGCCGGCCACGCCGATTACCGTAAAAGCTCCTGCCAGCGTAATCAGGCTCTTGGCAATTTGCTCCACGCTCATGCCACCCATCAGCCGTAGGGCCGGAGCCAGTGCCAACAGAGCGGTAGAGGCCACCAGCAGCGCCGCGGAACCGGACAAGGTGCCCTGCATAAGCTTAAGCGCGATTGTTAGTTCCGTCAGGGATACGCCGAGGGTCAGCAGGCCCTTCCCGATTTCCTCCATACTCATGCCGCCCATCCGGCTCAGCACGCTTGCCACGATTTGCAGTGTCGCGGCCACGATGACCAGCCCTGTTCCGGTGCCGATCAGGTTGTCGGGCATGAACTTCATCGCAATCGCGATTTCTGCCAGAGCCACCGCCATAGAGGTCAGTCCCTTGGCCAGTGTGGGAATATCCAAACCGCCCAAATCGCTGACCGCCGAGGCAAATATCTTCATGGATGCGCCGACCAGAACAAGCCCTGTCCCAATCCCCACCATGTTGGCGCTGCCGCTGACCAGCTTAGTGAATCCGCCCAGCGCGGCCAATAGCGTGGCGACGCCGGCAAGGCCCTTGACCAAGGTCGGAATATCCAGCCCGCCCAAAGAGGAGCAGGCGATTGCCAGAATGTTGATTGCCGCGGCAAGCACAACGATGCCGGTTGCCGTGGAAATCGAGCCGCTTTCAAACTTCGCTATGCGGAGGAAAACAGCCACCTCCGCCAGTAGGACGCCCACGCCGGTCAGTCCTTTTGCCAAGGCGTCCCAATCCAATGTGGACAGCTTCTTGCAGGCTGACGCCAGAATGCTGATTGCGGCGGCGAATACCACAAGGCTCGTCGCCCCTCGGATGGCGCCGCTGCTGGACATGAGTTTGGAAGCCGCCACCAGAACACCTGCCATACCGGCGATACCCACCAAACCCTGAGCAATATCCTCCCATTCCAAATCCGCCAGCTTCTTCATCGCGCTGGAAAGGATCAGGATTGAGGTGGACATCAGGGTCATGGCGGCGGCATTCTTGAAGAGTCCCTTGGCCGCTGCGCCGCTGATAGTGTTGAACACCGCCATAGAGGCCATCAGCTCCACAAACAGCATCGTAATAGCGCCCAAGGCTACATTGAGCTTTTCCGAATCCACCACTGACAGTGCCACAATGGCCGCGGTGAGGATCGCGATAGCTCCGGCAATCTTCAACAGGGTTCCCGCCTGAAGCTGGGTTTGATAGGCCTCAAAGCAGCCCTTTACGCTGTTGAGGATGCCCACCACATTGTCCTTGATATCACCAATGGCCTCCAGCGGCTCAGTGAATTTCTTGACGGCCAGCGCAATACCCCCGAAGGAGAGCGCGTTGATAAAGTCCAGCACCCCGCTGAAATCCGCGTTGCCAATGGCCGTAATTAGGGTGCTCAGTCCACCGCTCAAAGCGTCGATCGCCCCGCCGGCCAAAGTCTTTACGCCGTTGAACAGGGTTTGCATGATTTGGAAGAATGCGCTCCCCGCTACGGCGGTGTCAATGTTGTCAAAAGAAGAGAGAATGCCGTCCTTGAATTCCGCCAAGGCCTCGCCGGCCGCGTGGAGCCGCTCGCTGATTTTCTCCATCAGGGTCTGAACCAGCTCCAGTCCCGGAGCGCCGATTTTCTCCTTGATGGTGTTCAAGAAGTCCTGCACCGACTCCTTTGCTTCCGCCAGTGTAGGGAGATGCAGCTTTTCCCGCACCGCGTCGGCAAATTCTGTAATGGCGGTCACGGCGTTTCGAATGAAGTCCGTCAGCTTCTGAACGCCTTTGTTGAAAATGTCGTTCTTCCGGATGGCCCCGTCGAGGTTTACCAGCCAGTCGCCCGCTGCCGCCGTAACGGAAAGAAATCCGGAGGCAAGCGTCCCGAGGCCAGACAACAGCGGTTTAACACCGTTGAACAGAGCTGTAAAAGCCTGAACGCCGATGTCCAGCACAGCAAATACGCCTTTGAAGGTCCGCTTGATTTTGTCCATCGTGCCTTCAGACAGGATAAGCCCTTGGGTAAACTGATGCAGGCCTTCAATAATGCCATAAAGCTGCTCCGAGGTGGCAGGTGGGAAAATATCCGCCCATGCCTCTTTCACTGCGCTGAAATAGCTCTCAAGCGCCTTGCAGATGTTGAGCAAAGACTCGAACAGCAGTTCTCTGCCGCTCTTCCGGGTCATGTTTTCCACCAGTTCAGAAACCGGGCCGGTGGCACTCTTGGCCTGCTTTTCCAGTTCGCGGATTGCCTGCACCTGTTCCTCGGTATAGCCTGCGTTCTTCAGCTGCTCGTCGCTCAGTGCCGCCAGCCCTTCTGTGGTGCCGGTGGCCTGATTGGCCAGCTTGTCCAGCGTCTGAACCAGAATATCCGTGGTCAGCCAGCCTTTGGACAGGGTGTCGTCGAAAGAACCCGCTTCCTCCACCATCTTGTCAAAGTCGGTAACGGTTTCCGAGGCGGTCTCCTGAAGGGCGGTCCGAAAATCGTCCACTGAAAAGCCGGCCTCTTTAACTGTGTCCTTTAGCTGCCCCCAGCTGGACATCAGCGCCCCGCTCAGCAGGGAGTTGCGCGCTTCGGAAGACGCGCTGATAATATTGCTGAAGAAGTTATTGAATTCCGTGAGGGTCTTTTTGGCTTCCTCATAATCGCCCACAATAAGCTGCCAGGTTTCCGCCCAGCCGGACTGTGCGCTCTCCTTCAGCGTGTCGATTAACTGGCTGAAAGTCTTGACATCCTGTGCCGCGGCGAAGGCCTTCTTACCGATGTCCGTTGTTTCATCAGCATACTTGCCCAAGGTTTTAGTCAGAACATCCGTGGTCATCCACTGACTGCTGAGGGAGTCATTGAACATGGTAGTGGTCGTGAACAGGTCAGAGACCTTCCCGTTCAGATCCGTGGTGGTGGACTGGTACTGATCGCCCACCTTTACCAGCGTCCCCAGCTCCACAGCCGTTTCAATCAGCTGTTCCTTGAATTCCACGGTGGCCATATTGGCCAGCTCGATGGATTTCCAGTCAATCAGCCGGACGCTGCCGGAGGACAGTGCCTGACCAAAATTATACATGGCTCGGGACGCCTCGTTGGCATTTGCGCCCGATACAGCCGCCACATTGGCCACACCCTGAATGGCCGCCACCGCGTCATCCAGATTGACGCCGGCATTGGTAAATTTGCCGATATTCTCGGTCATGTCGGCAAAAGAATAGATGGTTCGGTCCGAATAAGTATTCAGCTCGTCCAGCTTCTGGTTGACGACATCCAGACTTTCGCCTGTGCTGGCCATGATGGTCTGAATAGAGCCCATCTTCAGCTCATACTCATCAAAGCCGCTCTTGATTGGGTCGATGGTAAATGCCGCAAGCATCCGCTTTCCTGCGTTGACTGCCGAATTCGTAATATTGGCCAAGGCGGTCACCGCCATGACCTCCAAGGAGGAAAATCTGGCCTGAACGGTCTCCAGCGCACCGCTGAGCTTGGACATATCACACCGCTTTGCCGCGTCGTTGACCTGTTCCAGCCCCTTTGCCGCACCCTCCATGTCAAGACTCTTCTTGAGTCGGTCCAGCGTATTTAGGCTGGTCTGCACATTCGACTCGAACTGCTGGTTGTCAAATCGCATTTTAACAACCTTTTCGTCAATCGTAGTGCTCATGGCCGCGTAACCTCCCTCCATGCGTCTTTTGCAATCTGCTCAAAAATAGGCCGGATCGCGGGGTTGATGTAATCTCTCCCTTGGACCCAGCCTCCAGTCCCAGTGCCATGCCCATATTGGAGAATGATGGCGATGGGGACTCCATTTTGAATGTTTGAATTGCAGAACGAGATCGTGACGGACCCCTTCTGGTGTTTGATTTCGTAATACCAAGAACGGGCCGTTTCGCCGGACTCTACCGGCGTTGCAGACGACAGGGCGGCCACACCGGCCTTGCCGTACCGGTCAAGGTCTCCGAGGTGGATTGCCTCTTTCGCCCGTTCCAGAAAGCGGGTCAGCTTGGTAAAGTCGCCCTGTTGTCTGAATCTGATCATGCCGGTTCTCTCATCCTCTCGTATTCCACCGTTTCCGTCTGGCGGCATTCAGCGCGCGGTTTCGCGCAATCTGCTCGCTCTTCGGAATCTTCTTTGGCGGCTGGCTCTTTGCATCGCAGACGCGGATCAATGTCAGCAGCCGGTTCAGGTGCCATTTCTGACACTCGAATGGGATGTGGTGGACGATCATCCAGTGGTAAATGATCTCCGCCGTGATAATATCCCGGTTAGCGCTTCGCCCCGTCTCCTTCGGGAAGGTCGTTGCAGTCATCGGGGCGTCGATATAGGCGTTTACTTGGTCGATAATGTCTTTTGTCACCGCATGATAGACATTCGGGTCCACATTCTGGGTAATAGTCATGCACCGGATGTAGTCAATGGACTCCTCCGTAGTCTTGGGCTCTCTGGAAAGAAAAGGTTTGCAGTGCTTTGACTCCCATTTGTAAAGGGAGACCAGAGAGTGCTCCAGCTGGAGAACCTGTTCCTTCGTGTTGATAAAGCACCCGGTAGCGTCATCGAATTGCTCGGACGCCGGTACTACAACCTTCAGCATCTCTGGTCACCTCAGTGTTTTCTCAGTTGGAAGGGGCCAGTGCCGGCGTCTCGCCGTCCTCTTTCTTGGGAGGCGGAATAATGCCGTTGATAAATACGGCCGCGGCGTCGTGGTCCGTAGACAGTTCCATAAACAGCTTCACATAGGCCTCCGTCTGAGAGAAGGCGTCCCGAAGCTCCGGGCTCTTGATAAACCGGCGGCCATCCGGGGACTTCTCGCCATAGGCCCGGAGTACGATGTCCTTGAAGGTGGCGATGATCTGCTTGCCGTCCTGTGCCGCCACGATGCGCTGGATCATAGCGGTCAGGCCGCCGTCCACGGATACCACCATCTCGGCCAGTTCAGCCTCGTTCAGATTGAAGTAAAAATCCTCCGTGCGGGAGTTGCCGTTGTAATCGGTGTAGGTAATGGTCTTTTTCAGCATGATGTGCTTCTCCTTTCAATAAATAAAAAAAAGCGGAGCCCTCGGTGAAGAGAGCCCCGCTTTTGCAGGTGGATAAGTTCGGCGTGGAAAATATCAGCCGCCCTCCGCAGCCAGAAGAGTGATAATTTCCGCAGGCATAGGCAGTCTGGGCGCCACGGCCTCAACAGAGGGCTCGCTGGTGGCGTCCTTGCCATAGAGGATATCCTCGAAGGCCTTCAGCTTGTCCGGATCGGTCTTGGTGGAATCGATGGTCAGGTGGGCGGTAGGCTTGAAACCGGGCACATCCACGGGGGTGGTGCTGACTTCCCAGCTGAAGGCGACTGCCTCGGGGGAGTCGTTGACCGTCTGGCGGTTCTTCTCAGAGGGAGAAGCCTGCGCGCCGTAGATCAGGTGGATCTTGTAGCCGTGCTCCTGACCGTCCACATCATTGCCGATCAGGGTGCGGTAGCTCAAGCCGAAGACCTTGCGTGCCTGCTGTCCGATGGTTACGCCGGGGGCGATCTCCGCGGTTCCGTCGCAGGCCTCGAACTCGGGGGGATAGGTATAAGCCTCCACAGTAGCGCCGAAGTCCTCCGCGCTCATCAGGTTCAGGTACTTGATGTTATCGGCGTACTGGGGATTGGCCTCTGCGCCGGAAGGGCTCTCGTTGACGGCGGTCAGGCCGTTCCAAGCCACGCCATCGCCATACTGGCTGTTGCTCCCCATGGGGAAGAGGACGCCGCGGTCCAGACCGGTTTCAAAGAAACGCTCGCCGACCTTGTCCCATACAATTCTTCCTTTGGTACTCATAGGTTGTTCCTCCTTCAAAAGTATAGGTTGAACACATCGTGGTTCAGGTTGTCAGATGTAAAATGCCGTTCATGCGAACATCTGGGGAGTTTGGCAATCTCCCCGGGAAGCGCGCTGTCCGGATTGCGGTAAATAACCGTAACTTGATAGCGGTTTTGGATGGTATAAGGCAGGTTGTCTGCAAAGTCGGTGTCCATGCGGCTGCGCTCATAGACGATACAGTCATATTCCATCTCCACATTGGGAGGAGGCTGAAAATAAACCCGGCATTCATCTCCCATCTCCGGACAGTTCAGAAGTTTACACAGAACCGCGTGAAGCAGTAGCCTTCGGCCCATTGTAAAGCCCTCCGATCGTCAGGATAAGGCGCGGGAACTGCACCTCCACATTGCTGATCTTCCACCTGGCGCCCATATATTCTACATACCGCATTTTGTGAAAGTTCTGGTTGGCAAATGGATCGGCGACTATGCTGACCTCATTTGCGATGTTGATATCGTCATTGAGATGCTCGGAAGATTGCAGCCGGCGGGTATTACGAACTAATTCGCCGTAGTATTTTCGCTCGACGATTTTCTCCTCCCGCACACCAGGCGCCGTTTCCACCAGCTCAGCATAGCCCACCGCTCCATAAAACTTTGCCATTTTGAATTCCTCAGGTTGTGGCGGCGTTCCAGACAGTGGACTCCACGGCGGTGGAACCGGCCTTCACCGTGGTAACGGTGGCGGCGGTCATGGCCACGGGGATCAGCTTGTTGGTGCCGTCGTCGATCAGCAGCAGGCCCTTGAGGAAGGCGTCCTCCATGTCGGCCTTGCTCACCTGGGTCTTGTACTCGGGCTCGTAATAGAGTTTCTTGTCCCCGGTCTTGCCGTAGACCACATAGTTCTTCACATGGACATCCTTGCTATGCTCATAAATTTTGTTCATGACGCGTACCTCCATTCAAAAGTAAATGCCCATGGGAGTTTTAAGCTCCCACAAGCTCCTCCAGTACGATGGCGGACTGGATGCGAGTCAGGGCGCCGGACAGCCGGGTCTCAATCATGTACTTCTCCTGGTTGAAGTCGATGTCGAACTGATTGAACCGGGTGATTTCGCCGCCCTTGGTAGCGCCCAGGGTGTAGTCAGACAGGTTCACGAAGATACCCAGGAGCTTGTGCTGGTGGGTATCGCTGTCGGTGCGGACAAGACCGGCAAACTGCTCGGCAGTGTAGATGTCGTTGACATTCAGCGCCTTGGCCAGATCGCTCTTGGAGTCGTAGATGCGGCGGCCGTTCAGATCTCGGGCCAGCAGCATCACATTGAGCAGATGGGGGTCGCAGTAGAAGTCGGGCGTCCCGGTGCCCTTATACTGCTCTCTGGAGTAGAGGGCTGCGGTAATGACGGCCTCCGCATAGATGTAGTTATCGCCGAAATTGTTTGCGGTGTTGGCGCCCTGAAGCTCCTCCTTGGCCGCATCTACATCTACGGGGTAATGGATGGCATACAGGTCGTCGTCATTCCAAATGGAGCGGATGTGCTCCTGATAGATCTTGTGCTCATCGCCCTCTTCGCGGCCGTCGCCGATCATGATAGCTACCGCCAGCTCTTCGTTCAGCGTCTGACGCATCACGCCGTACTGGTACTCCACCACATCGAAGTCGGTAATGTCGATCTTGTCATCACGGTTCATGGCGTCGGTGATGTAAACGGTCTGCGGGTCGGTGGTCCGGGTAATGAGCTTCATGTTGCCGGAAGGCGTCTTCAGACTGCCCTTCTTATAACCCTTGGCCCGGATGGTGTCTCGGCGGGCGTCCATCTGCTTGGTGCGGATACGGCTGATGGGGCTCTTGTGAACCTTATTCATGACCACAGTGACCCAGCCCTGGTCACGGCTGACCACCTCGGGAGCGCCGGGACGAAGGTCACGGTAATCGGGGAACAGCGCCTCGATGTCATCGATACCATGCTTCAGAGTATCGCTGTGCTGCTCGGCATAGAGCTTCATTGCGCCCTGAAGCGTGCCGATGCTCTTGGTCTTGGCGTTGCTGATGATCTCTTCCTGAGCGGAGTGGCTCAGAACGGTCTCCCGGTTGTCATCAGGCTTGTCAAAAACATTGTACTTCATAGTCTTATCTCCTCCTTCAGAGTGTTTCACGGCCTGTTGGCCGTCGGACTTGTCCTCGGGGTCGTCCTCCTCTTCAGACCCGCCCTCTTCCAAGGCCTGTCCGATAAGGGCGTAGACAACATTCTTCTGCTTGTCGGTGAGGGAGTCGAACACCTCTTTCATTGTTTCGCCGTCATCCTCAGGGCGTTCCTTCTTATCATCAGGGGTCTCTTTCTGGTCTTCACTGTCATCATCCTTACCGTCCTCCGCATGGGTAAGACTAATGCCTTCGCCAGTGCCAATGATGATCTCCTGCTCCGCACCCTCGCCGTGGGCAAGGTCTACAAAGTCGATAAATGCGCCGGGGTTGGCGCCGGCCACGACCAGACTGACCTCGCGGATCATCCCGTGAATTACATCCCGGTTCTGCTGTTTAAGCTGATTGGCATAGATGGAGAGCGCCTCCACATCGCCATGCTGAACCAACAGCTTGGCCGCCTTGCCGCTCTCCGTGTCGTTGAAGGTACAATAGGCGTACACGCCGTCCTGCCGGTTTTCCAGCAGGGCATGGCCCAGAACATTGAGAGGGTCGTTGTGCTGATGGTTCCAGACCAGAGGGACGGTGGTGCCGTCGCAGTCGGCAAAGGCGTCCTTTCGGATAACCCGGCCGTCACCGCAGACCAGATTGTTTCTGGTTGCCCAGCCGCTGCAATCACACTTCGGTTTCTTCATTTTGATTTGTCTCCTCCTTTGGTGTCGGTTTCTCTGTGCCAGAGGGAGCCGGAAGGCTTTCCTTGGCCGCGCTGATGTTACTGTTGCGGAGTTCATCCGCCTTGGGGTCCTTCGAGGGCTTCATCCCCACCACCTGCCGGATCTCATTGGAGGTCATGATCTCGTTGCGGGTGAACTTGTCCGCGATCTCCGCGATTTCGGATACCGGCACAAGCTTGAAGGGGTCTCGGAAGAACACAATGGACTGCCGCTGCGACCGGGCGGTCTTGGTTAAAAACTTCCGCTTCGCTTCGTCAACAAAGGCGGATACCATAGGCTCGATGGTCCGGTCATAGTAATTCAGCATCGTCTTGTCATCCGCGGAGCCGTTCATGATCTCCTGCGTGATACCCAACTGGCTGTAAAGCATACTCGTCAGGTATTCAATCTGGGACATCAGCTTGTTCTCCACGGGGCGGTTGAGCTGAGTGATATGTTCCGTCCCATCGGTGTAGGCGACTCCGTACTTGGAACCTGCCAGCTGCTCTTCGATATCCTTACGGCGTTTTTCCGCCTGTTGACGCCTTGCCTCGGTCTTGATGATGTAGGGAAGCTGAATGATGATGTCTAACTTGCCGGACGCGCTTTGTTCATCGATGGCGTCCAGAATGTTCAGTTTCCGAATCAGCCGCTGGCTGGTAGAGTTCGGCTCGTTCATCACGGCATAGAAGGGGTTTTCGATGATGGCCGTCTTGTTCTTGGGCACCACGATGTCCTCTTTTTCGCCTGTGCGATCGTTGTAGACCCGCACCTTGACATGCTGGGGATACCACTCCAAAATGCGCCCCGTCCGCATGGACAGGATGTCGTAGGAGTTGGTTTCATCCGGGTTCAAGGTCGTATCCACAGGGATCACAGCCACGCAGCCCTCGTCCATCATGGACATATACACATCTTGGCTGAACGCCCGGCCCGTTTGGTCCAGATTGGCCTCCAAGGTCAGGCAGGTATTCAGCCCTGTGTCCATCTCGGAGAGAAAGCGGCCGTCTTCATCCAGACGAACATGCCGCAGAACGCAGGCCGCCGCGTCCATGGCGATGCGGTTATAGACTGATGTGACGATGGAACGCTCATTTCCCCGGCTGAAACGAGGCCTGTCCGGCCGATAAGAATAGCTCGGCCCAATCAGCCTGTATCCCCCATAGGGGTCGCGGTTGAAGAACGCGTTCCAAGCATGTTTCAGCCGGGAACCGAATGCAATCTCCATCCAGACGCTCGCCTCCTTCCTGTTTTTGGGTATAAAAAGTCCGCAGACTTCAGATGAAATCTACGGTTGCTGCGTTTATTCAAATGCCTCACGGTTTGCCTTATAGGCAATGTATGCGTCCATCATGGCCGCAACGGCGTCGATCTTCTGCTCATACCGTTTCTTCAGCAGTTTCCGGTTGCCATTGGTGTCCTCCAGCGTGATGCAGTTTCCCATGGCATAGGTCATCAGTTCCTCGTCAAATAGAAGCATCCGGTCTTCGGACATCTTCTTCAGCTCGCCCAAAGGAACGGACTCCGTCTTGGAACCTTGAATGACCTTTTCAATGCCGAAGGGGCCGTTTTCATTGGCCCACCGCTCAATAAACTGCTGCGCATTATACGGGTCGTAGCCCACGCATCGCACATCATAGCCTTTGTCGGTAATGTGGTTGTCCAGATCTTCATAAACCAGTGTCAGATCCAGTACCGTTCCTTCCAGAACAATCAGGCTTCCTTCCTCCATGAACTGATCATACTTGACTCGCATGGCGGCGGGGAGCTTGTTCAATGTTCGGGAACTGATATAGTTCCGGGTTTTTACGCCAAAACTTCCATCCCGCAGTGGAAATAAAAAGGTGAAGGAACAGAAGTCGTCTCCTTGTGACAGGTCGATGCCCATAGCGCATGGCATGTTCCAGAACACCCGTTTCCGGTGGGGAAGGGTTTCCTCATAGGTAAAGTAATAGGTGTAGCCCTCCATCGGAAGACCGAAACGCTTCGCCAAAATATCGTTTCGTGCTGCTGGGGCGTTTTCTGCCCGTTCCACATCCAGCTGATAGGTCTCATAGGTAACGGTCTTTCCCAAGTTCGGATTGGCCTTCATCCACATTTCCGGATAGCCAACCTCGTCAACTGAGTCCAATTTGTACCACCAGATGGACACATGAGGATTGAAGTAATCCCCCTTGAGGATGTTCATAAGCTCCATTTTGATGGTGTCGCCCGCTCCGTTTCGGACGGTGCCCTCGGAACTGGTGGCGATAATGAGGTAGTCGTCCACCTTTGATGCGCCCTGCTCGATGGCACCGATGACATCCTCTCGAATGTCGCCGGAGAGCCACTCGTCTACAGTGGCGATCTTGCATCGCAGACCCTGAAGCTTGTTAATGGACATGGGCCGAATCTCGATAAGGGAGCCTGTGAGAAAGTTCTCGATGCCTTTCTTGGTGGAGGCCAGTTTGACCCGTCCCGCCCTCGAACCGGTGGTATTTTGGAGGGAGCCTTCTGTCAGAAACTTGAATAGCGGCCCCCGCGCTCTGGTGATGGCAGTTCGGATGGGCGATACAACCTCCTCGGCCAGTTTCATGGTCGGCGCGGTGGTGATCTGATGGGTAGTAGTGGCGTCCACATTCTCAAAGAAGGACTGGATGCAGGCGTCATATATCGACTTGGCGGCGCCGCGCCCGACAATCAAATACTGCTTGTTGATCAGGCGCTTTTTAATCATCTTCTTGACATATCGGCCGCCATGGCCGTCCTTGTTGGGCCGGTAGACTGTTCGCTCTACAAAGTAGTACCAGCCGAACACCTGCTCTCCCCAGAGTTTGAAGCTGTCTAATAAATGAAGATCGGAGCCGTCTGTTAAGGTCAGCTCCGACTCGCAGTATTTGATCCAGCCCTCTACCGCCTGGTCGTCGTAGTAGATACCCGGATTGGCGATTAGGTCATCAATCCGGTTCATCTCCATGGAGACTTCCTTGCACACCGGGATTTCGCCCCGAATCACGGCATCACGAAACATGCCGTAGTATTTGGGAACGGCAGTGTTTGATAATGCCATAGCGTTTCTCTCCTTACTTCTTGCGGGCGAGACCCTCTATGATTTTCTTAATCTTGTCCGCATTGTTATAGAGAGTAATCGCAGTCGTGGTGGCCGTTGCCGCGGCGGTGGCTGCCTTCATGCTCTTGGATACAAAGGCCTTGCCTCTGCTTACATCGCTCCCGGACAGCTTGCTGTACTGCTGCTCCATTTGAAGGCGGTTCAGCCGGCTACGTAGTTCAGCATCGCTCATGGTCTTTACGCTTTTGCTGCTGTGAGCCTTCTTGTAATCGTCATGTTCCTGCTCGCCTTTTCCGGCATAGCGTTTCTTTCCTTTTGCGGTATAGGAGCCGTCTTTGTTCTGGAATCTCCGGACGCCCCATCGCATCCCTTTAATCCCATAGTGGTAGAGTTCATTGCGTTCCATTTTGAAGGTCCTCCTCTCCTGATTGATTGCTCTGCTGGTCGGCCTCCACATAGAGCCTCCACTCAAGCTCTTTGATCTGCTGATTGATGGCGTCAATGGCGGCGGAACTAAGCGGCGGATCGAAGATGAGTTTGACCTTCAGGTGCATATAGGTGCGCACAAAAGAAAAAGCCGCCGGATTTCCGCCAAGAAAGTCCTTCCACTCTTGGTCTTCATCCGTGATGGCGAAGCCTTCGGCAGGACCGACTCCCATCTGCCGTAAGATGGAAAACACGGAGTTGATGTGCATAATCAGGTCGGGATCGAAATGGGTATAACTTTCTTCGATGCCCAGCAGCTTCTTGATGGAGGTCAGGATGCTCTCAGTCATGTCCATGCGGCATCCTCCTTACGGCAGAAAGCGGTTTCACTGCTGCACAGGGTCTGCGACTTTTGGAATCGTTTTGCATAATGTTGTTCCTCCTTCTTCTGTGATAGAATTCAATTCCCGCGTCGCTTCCTCTATGGTGTCTGCGGAGAACTGAAACTGACCATGGGAAAAGATTTCCACATGGCCGCGCACCCATCGAAACTCATACACGAAACGCCCCTCCTTATCGCCGCCACGGACAGGTGTCGCCTCTGCTTCTCGCAATAGGCGTTAGCATCAGCAATGTTTCGTCTCCGTAATGGATTGCTTGGTGAGTGCTGTGAATTGTTGTAATCAGGAACTCCGGGTCGAGAAGGAGGTCACTCCGCTCTCGGATATCCTTTGCTGTAATGGGGTTCATGTGGTGAATCAGCACCCGGCCATGAATTTCCCGCCCCTCGATGCCGAGGTCGCATCCGTTATCCCGAATAATGACTTGGTTACGGGCCTCTTTCCATTCCGGAGAACGGTAGAACAGCTGGTTCAGATAACGGTCAAATCCAAAAGTTTCCTCGCCCACCGCTCCTGAAAGCCGGAGATACCGATATCGTTCCTCAAAAGTTTCGAGCTGGATGAGTTCAGAATAGGTTCTAATCCTCGTCATCATCCGCTTCACTTTCCCCTCTGTACTCCCGCATAGCGGCCATAGCGTCAAGATAAACCTTTTCCATATCCTTCTGGGACTTGATTGACTCGGCCTTCGCTTCCGCCAGATCTACCTGTTTGGACAGAAGTTCTTTCTCAATCTGCGCTTTGGTAGAGCCAAGCTTCAAAAAATGTGTAATGACCTGAGAAGAGGCGGTTCCTTCAATCAACTGTTTTTCCGCCAGATCCACCGCCAGCGAGATCATTTGGTTTTCTCGTGCTTCCGGCGAGAGTGCCGGTCGAATTTTTCTTCCAGAAGAACTGGTTATCCTTGCTTTAGGCAAAGAAATCGCCTCCTCTCTCCGAGTATTTCCATAGATTTGATAGGGTTTGAGCAGCATTTGAAAGAACTCACAAAGTCAGCCCGATCATAGTAAGGCCGAAAGGAGAAAGACATCTTAAAAAAAGATGGAGGAAAAGAGCCCACAAAGCCGAAACTGACCTTGTGAGCTCCTGCAAATGCTGCTCCGCACCCAAAAACATTTTTCAAAAATATCCGCCGGGGCTTTTTCGAGGACCGCCGCGATGCAGGAGGGGGTATCATTTTTCAGACCCCCCCCTTATGTTTAACGGGGACGCCAAAAATCGCGGGCAGTCCATAGTGGATCACCATCAATCAGAAACAATTTAGCTAACTTTTTCTGTTTCTGACTGCTTGACCTTCTTATAGATGCCGAGAACATCGTATTTAATGATGTCGTTAATAGCTCGCTCAATTTCTTGGTCATTTTCTTCTTCCGAAAGCCGATCAGAAGTGCGAGCAATTCGAGCTAAGTAGGCGCAAGAATGATAACCTTTTCCTTCATCAAAGTGATACCAAGCCTCGTACTGGGTAAAAGGGTCGTATGGGTTGTCATGAGTTGTCAACATACACTTTGCCATCTGCTCTCACTCCTTTCATTCATTCAAATACTTCGACACAACAGAAGTAGAAATGCCCAAAGCCTGAGCAATCTCAGCATTTGTGTTGCCGGAATTGGCCATTGCTTTAATCCTGTTGATACGAGCAGTCGACAGTTGCGTACTGGTTCTTGGCGTTGCTCTTTCTCTGACGGTGTCAGGATCTGCGTAACGGAGAATCTGGGTTAAAAACGTATCCGAAACTGCTCCAGCTTGAATAGCTTCCCATTCACCATCTGTAATAGTGATACGAGCCCGCTTTCCGCTTGCTCCAGTCATTGTTCTGGCATCGCTGATTGCAGCTCTCCGAATTTTGGAAATCTCATCCTTGTCAGTGATGTTGTTATCCTGAACTTTGGCCTTTACCTTAGAGTTTGCGATACGCTGAGCCTCTCTTTCACGAGGCGCGTTCATGGTCGCCACTCTAAGTGCAGACATCAAGCGGTCTACTTCAGGCTGATAAGCGGCCTTAGCACTACTGGAATACTTGAGCGTGCCTGTTCTTGTGTACTCTTTCCGGGCCTCGTTTGCCAGGGCCTTCATTTTATTGGCATAGTCGGCGTAGGCCTCTTCCTGGAGGGTGCCGGAGGACAGCTTATGGGCATCATCGGTTACTTCCAGAAGCTTAGCCTTGGTGGTGGCCCTTACCTCTTTGCCCGTCTTTGGGTCGATGTAAGTACGGCCAGACTCCTTATAAATCACCTTGCCGGTGTCCTTGTCAATGCGACCACTCCCTTGGCGTTCCGGCACACGGACATCCTGTTTGCGCCTGGACAGAAGGGTGGATGCTCCACCTACCTCCCGGCCATCCTCATCCACATAGCCCTGGTACGCCTTTCGCAGCTCCACAATACCGTTGTCCTTTTCAGACTGCTTATAGTCCAGTTTGTGCTTAGCGGCATCGATAACCACCATGCTGTGCTTGACTGCACGAACCAGTTCGCTCTCCTTGGCCCCTCTCAGGGTCATATCGGTGATAAGGTTGGAGATTTTGCCCATCTCAAGCTGGGTGGCCTCTTTTGACAGAAGCCGGACTCCAGTACGCCCCTCAGTGGAATACTGAGTTTTGGGGTCGAAGTCCTTCAGGCCATCCAGGGCCCTGGTTGACTTGATGTTTACCTTGCCACCTGTTGGTATGACGACAACCTGGTCTCCATCAAAGTCTGCGCCAGACAGGCGCTCCGCGACCTTTGGATTGATACCGATGGCATCCCGAATATTTCGGCCTAAAATGGAGATTGCCGACTGGTTTTTATTGTTGACGGTAAGAACAGGAATCTCAAATGTACCAGCATGGGGGTATCGAACAAGAGCCACCTTTTCCCCATCCCGGTAATTGGGGGCAAATACCTCTGTTTCTTTCAACGCTGTGATAGGAAGGATAACTTGGGTACTCTGCCGTGGAAGCGCCGCCGCCTTCAGATGAACTGCGGCAGAATCACACTCATCAGCAAAGTCAAGAAGCATCTTTCGCTTAACCGTGGGGTTTGTCAGAGAACAGATCTCATCAAACTCATCAGCGGCATCAGCATAAGTAAGATCGAGCTGCTTTTTGATAAGTTTCATTGGCTGTTTGGAAAGGAACTGAGAAGACAGGTTCCTGCTCATCTTATCCCAGTCGCCCTCTTCTTTCAGCTTGTTGATGGCGGAAAGAGATTTCTTCTCTCCGGTGACAGGGTCGATGTACTTACCATTGGGGTCTGGATAATAGCTCTGTCCATTAGCCTTGATGAACGCTCCGAAAGGGTTATCCGGATCATCACTGATCTTCTTCATGACATCCATCTTGGGCGTGCCGGACTGCTTGTTTGTGTTGAACACAATGTCTACGCCATCCGGCATATCATCAGAATACATGGCCATTCCCTTGAGATAATGGGTTCCATCTACCAGAATGCGAACCTGGGCATAATGAGAGTCCCCAAGGTCAAGATCGGCCACGCCGCGGCGGAGCTCAATCACGCCGTCTTTGTTTTTTCCGCCCTCATCACCATAGAGGATTTTAACCCGGTCTGAACTGATGCTTGTAGGGTATTCCCGCTTGTCCCAGGACTCACCGCCGTCAGAGGAATGGTATTCTCCGACAGACTTGACCAAACTCAGGTTCTGGTACGCGTCTCTCTGAGTGATGTCCGGATTTGAAATAACCGGGGTAATCGTCCGCTTAGAGGGGTCATTCACTTGAGGAACGCCGACGCCGTAACGGTTATAGCCCTCGGTTTCCAAAATGAACAGGGCCTCCTGAAGAACCCCAGAAGACACGCCAAGCTGCTGTTCCACACCGACACCAACATCAAGAGCGCCTTTTTCTGCAAGTTCTTTTTTCAGAATTTCCGCAGTTTCCTGGGCCTTGTTCTTGTTCTTCGCCGTATTCTCATTCAGAAGAGCACGAACAGAAGAATCGTTCTCAAAGCCCAAAGCAGATGCGATTTCATCCAAGGTTTTTCCATCATCCCGCATAGAGCGAGCCCGGTCAGCCAGCAAAGCTCTCCGTTCATGCTTGGCGACACGAACTTGCATCCGAAGTTCAGTCGTTGTCAGACCAACTTCGCTGGCAATTTCTTTCTCGGATTTTCCAAGGCTTTGAAGTTCTTCAACCCGGGCCAGAAAATCGCCGCTGCGCTGATAGGGGTTTTCACCAGAACCCCACGGATAGCGGCCAGAGCGCCGCTTGACGCCGTAGTGCATCAGAATATCTTCCTCAATGGGGTTCACGGATCATCCCTCCTGTTCCTTAATTTTTTTGATGACCTTATCAGCGGTGATAATCTTGTCCATGATGGGGACAATGATTTCTACTGAAGGTTGGTCATACAAAATTTGGTCGTGTTGATAAATGCGGCATTCAATTTCAATGTCAGCTGGCTTGATATGATACTCCAAGCAGAAAAGAGCAACATAAATATAAAGCTGCTCCATGTGAGCCTGAATTTCACCAGTCTTCAAATCGTGAACCCGCAGAAAATTGTTGCGGAAACCAATGGCATCCGCCGTTCCAAAGCAGTTCTCCGAATAATAGAGGATCTGCTCTGGGAGCATTTTGTAGCCAATGGCGTCATTGACATACATATTCAGCGTTTTCTGGGATTTCGGCAATTTCTGGCCCAGCCGAATGCAGCGGGCCGCGAAGTCATGGAGTTCGGTGCCTCTCACAGTCGCCAGAAAGCGAAGATAGGAGTCGGCGACCTTGTCCTCACTGTAATTGATCCAGTGGTATTTGCTTGCGCCAAGAAACGCGTGCTGTCCTTCAAGGTTCGAGTGCTTGTTGAAGATCATGCAACACTTCCTCCTTGTTCTCGGGAGATATAAATCGGGAAAAAGACATATCGTTCATTTTTCCAACATAGTAATCCTGGTTCGGCTGCCTCTTGGCCCGCGCAAACTGCTTGCATTCTAAAGAGGCCCACTTCCTGCCATGAAGAATCAGCAGGTCGGGAATGCCCTGGCGCTGGTCCATCTTAAATACCATGCACCCGGGGAACATCGTCTTGAGCGTTGCAATCAGACGATCCTGAAACCCGCTCTCCAGCTTGGAGCTTCTGGCCATCGTTGAGGCCTCCTTTCGGCAAAAATAAAGAGGAGAGGCGTAGAATGTTGCAAAATGCAAAGCACATTCTATTCCTCTCCATAAAAGAGTCTGTTTTTTTCGCGGAAACAAAAAGAGCATAAAAAAAGCCGAGACACCCGTAGGCATCCCGGCTAAACCAGAAATATCAAATTGGTATTGGTCAACTGTTATTCCGCAGATAGCGGATTAGTATCCACAAAAGCCAAAGTCCACTGGTGCAGAGAGTAAGGATCACATCAAGAAGGATGCCGCCCGCTCCACGCTTATTGGTTCCGTTTCTGCTCATGGCTATTTTATCCTTTCGTGCTATGAGGCCGGGAGATACACCTGTCCGTCATGTCCAATGTAATAATCTTTCCTCTGCTCAGGCGCTCGGAGAGCGTCACAGAGATAGGTCTGCATGGACGACGGTTCGGTGGCGCTGAGGGCCTCTACAATTTCTTCGACCTGCTTTTCATAAACGGTCTTATCAATCTTTTTGAACGGGTTTCCCTTGGTTACAGCGATAGCCTGCTGCAACGCGCTGAAACTACTGAGCATACGCTTATCGCACTTATTGATGTAGGTGGAAACATCAGTTTCGATATAACGAATGAAATCGGGGTCATAATTTTGAGAATAGTATGTTTCCAAAAGACTGCTCATGGTATAGAGCTGCATGGACAACTCCAGACACTCTT